CTTTAATTCAAAAACTTAGAACTCTTCTAAAAGACTTTACGTCTGAAGATTATCTTTTACTATCAGGTGATCCTGCTACCATTGGAGTAGTATGTTCAGTAGTTTCGGATATAACGAACGGTAAATATAAGCTTTTAAAATGGGACAGGCAAGAAAAAACTTACTACCCACTAGAAATAGATTTATTTTCAAAATAAATCTTGACAATTAAAATCATAGGATTATATATAATTTACGAAAGGATTATTATGAGTATAAATTATGAATCAGATAGAATAGAATCTGTGAGTCAAATAGATTCTGCTAAAAGTTTATCTGATAAAGTTATAGAATTAAAAAATATAGAAGACGAAATTAGTAATGCTGAAAAAAGTATTTTACAGCTCAAAGAAAAAGCTAAAAACTTATCTGAGTTTGAAATACCTAAAATGATGCAAGAAATGAATATTACAAAATTAAAGCTTAAAGATGGTGAATCCGTAGAGGTTAAACCATTTTATTACGCTTCTATTGCACAAGGAAGAGGAGAAGATGAGTCTTCTTTTTTAGATAGAAAAGGTAAAGCTTTTAACTGGCTTCGAGACAACGGCCTTGGTGACATCATTAAAAACGATGTTACCGTTACCTTTGGTCGTGACGAAGATAACAAGGCAATAGCTTACGCTAACCTTGCAAAAGAGCAAGGCTTTGAACCGGTCCAGAAAGAAACGGTTCATGCCATAACTTTAAAAGCACTTGTCAGAGAGCGTCTTGAAGCTGGACATGAGATGCCTTCTGACTTGTTTAAAATCTACGCGGGTAACAGTACAAAAATAAAAAGGAGATAAATATGGACGAGAAACAAGTAACCATAAAAAAGACGCAACTACCTTCAGATATTTTATTTGAAGATGATGCACACCAAGGTTTAGAGAATGTAAAGACTGAAAGTTTAGCTTTACCTATTCTTAAACTTTTACAAAACGGATCTGGAGAAGCGCAAACACGTAATCAAAATTACGTTGAAGGTGCAGAACCAGGTATGTTTCTTAACACTGTAACTAAACAAGTTTATGATGGTGTTAAAGGAATAGAAGTTGTACCATGCTACTACAAGCTTGAATATCAAGAGTGGGCAGATTTTGGTACAGGTTCAGGTAGACCGGAAAATATATTTCAAACTTCCGAGATACTTTCAAAAACAAAACAAGACAGTTCAGGAAAAGATAGACTTGACAATGGTCATTATATCTTAACTGTTGGTCAACATTATGTATTAATACTTAATGGTACTAACACTGAACCTGCTCTTATATCTATGAGTTCTTCTCAAGGTAAGGTTAGCAGAAAATGGAATTCTATGATGGCTTCAATAACTCTTGAAGGCAAGAATGGATCATTTACTCCTGCTTCTTACAGCCATAAATACCACCTAAGTTCTGTATTGAACTCTGGTAAAGGTAATCAATGGTATGGATTTAATGTTACTAAAGGTGACATGGTTAATGATCCTAAATTGTACGAGAGAGCGAAACAGTTTCACAGCTCATTCGCCGGTAAATAGTGTGAATAGTGGGCGCTAAAGGGAGACTGGAAGCGCCCATACAAACATATGATAGAAAGATTTAAAAAAATATTTGAAGGGTTAAATGTGGCCTATGGCCAAACTATCAAGACGAACGAAATATCTGAAAAAGGTAAACATAAAACAAAATCTTTTACAGTTAAAAAAGTTCCTACTGATGATTTATGGCAAGCACATTTAGATGGCTCTGACCCTGCACTAGGTATTATACCTATTAGAGAAGACAGTACATGTACGTGGGGATGTATTGACTGGGATACTTACCCACTAGATCACAAAAAAATATCACTTGATTTAAAATCAAAACAATTTCCACTAACAGTTTTTAGATCTAAATCTGGTGGTGCTCATTTGTTTTTATTTACAAGTGAACCGGTTTCAGCAGAACTTATGCGAAAAAAATTAAAGTCTATGGCAGCTGATCTTGGTTTATCTAAAGCAGAAATTTTTCCAAAACAAATAAGTATTAAAATTGAACGTGGTGACTTTGGTAGTTTTTTAAACTTACCTTACCATAATATGCAAAATACAGTTAGATATGCACATGATTTAAACGGTAATCCATTACTAGAATTAAACGATTTTTTTGATCATTACGAAAAAATTAAGTTAACTTTAAAAGAACTTAATCAATTTGAAATTGTTGCTAAAAAAGAAGATGATGATTTTAAAGGAATGCCTCCTTGCTTAGTCACATTACTAGGACTTAAAGTTTTTGAAGGACAAAGAAATGATGCCATGTACAACGTTGGTGTGTATTTAAAAAAACGTTATCCAGATGAAAGCACGTGGAGAAATAAAATGGATTCTTATAACAATAAATACTTTGTACCACCTATGGGTAGTTCTGAATTAGAAACTACTAAAGATTCTGTATGTAGAAAAGATTATAGGTATAAATGTAAAGAACAACCTATTGAACCTTATTGTGATTCTAAAATATGTTCTACAAAAGAATTTGGTGTAGGTGATGATACACCTGCCGTAACAATATCATCAATTAGAAAATACGACTCTGATCCACCTGTATATTTTTGTGAGATAGATGGTTCTACAGTTGAGGTAGATTCTAAAACATTACATGAACCTGATGCGTTTTCTGTAGCGTGTTTAGAACAAATAGGAACTCCTTTAATGCCTACGTCTAAATTAATGTGGAGAAAAATGTTAATTAAACTTTTAGAAAACATAGAATTAACTGATGATAAAGCACCAGACGATTTAAAAACTGGAATTCAATTGCAAGAAGCTTTAGCTGATTTTATCAACAAAACTCCTGGAAAAGAGATTAAAGATATATTGAGAGGTATTGCTTATATAGAAGATGACACAAACACAGCTTATTTTAAGTTTGATAATTTTTGGAAATATCTAGTAAGGATTAAATGGTCTGATAAAAACATGAATAAAAACAAGGTGATGCGGCTACTACAGACAAACCTTGAAGCTAAAATAGATTATCCCAAAATAAACACTAAGACTGTTAGATGTTTAAAAATACCTAGATTAAATTTAGATAGACCCGAACCAACAGAAAGAAAGATAGGAAAACCAGCATGGCAAAAAGAATCATAATACCAGGTCCTCCAGGGACCGGTAAAACATATAGATTATTAAATCATTATATGAAAAAAGAAATATCAGAAAATAAAACTGATCCTAAAAAAATTATTTATATTACATTTAGTAAAGCTGCAGCAAGAGAAGCAGAAGAAAGAATAACTGAATTGTTTCCAGATATAAAATTAAAATATGTATCTACTATGCACGCTATGGGTGCTCAAGAAACTAAAATAAATACAAAAGATAAATTAATTAAAGGTGTTAGCCAATGGAATCAATTTAAATTATATGAACCAAGAGCTAAAGCATTAAATGTTAAGTCTACATTAGATGAATTTTCTGGACAAACAAGATACGAGGATCCAATACTTCAAGTTAGAAATTATTCTATATCTAAAAAAATAACTTTAGAAGAGGCTGCTGTTCAATGTGGTTACATAGCCTGGAATAATATTGATCTTGCACATCAAATACATGTTTCATTAAAAAAATACAAAGAAGCTACAGGGATGATAGAGTTTCACGACATGATAACTAAATTTATAGAAAGAATTAATACAGATGATACTTTCTTTTCTTCTGATGTTGTATTTTTAGATGAAGCTCAAGACTTAAACCCTCTTCAATGGGAAATGTTTGATGCAATTGAAAAGAAAAGTAAACGTTCTTACATAGCAGGTGATGATGATCAAACTATTTATGGTTTTCAAGGCGCAGAACCAAATATATTTATTAACTTAGAAGGTGAGATAGATGCACAAGTTAAATCAAGAAGAGTTCCAAAACTTGTTCATGAAATTGCAACAGATATTTTAAATAGAATAGGGACTCGAAGAGAAAAAAAATGGGAACCTAGAGATGAACAAGGTGAAGTACATAGAAATGTTAGAATTGAAGACATAGATTTTACTAAACAGAACTGGATGATCTTAGGTAAGACTAACAAACTAGCTATGTTAGCTGCAGATCATTTGTATCACAAAGGTTATAGATACGATTCTAAATCTTCAGAGCATTTACCTAAAGATAATTTAAGAGCATATAGAACTTGGATTAATTTAAACAAAGGTGCAAGTGTAGACACTAAAGATATTAAAGTTATGTACTCATTTTTAAAGGTTAAAAAAGGCCATATAGAACGCGGTTTTTCGAGCGGTAAGAGTTTTCAAAATTTATATAGTGTAGATTTAGAAGAACTAAAAAATAATCACGGGCTTCTAGTAGCGGGCGACTGGGAACAATTGGATTTTTCTGATGAAGTAAAGGATTACATGAATCATCTTATAAAACATGGTGATGATTTAATGCAAGATTCAAGAATAGAAATTACAACTATACATCAATCTAAAGGTAGAGAGTGTGAAAATGTAATTTTGTTTTCTGATTTTGGTCATGAAGCAGCTGCAAGTTTTCTTTATGAACAATACGAAAAAAAACCTGACGAAACACATAGATTGTTTTTTGTTGGGACAACCAGAGCTAAACAAAGATTGTTTATCTTACAACCGGAGACACCATATAGTTATGACATCTAAAAAAGAAAATCCATATTTAAAACAAGTTTCGGGAACACATTATATGTATATGAAAATACAGCCTTCAGTGTTTGCTAATGAAAACAAATTATTATTTGCTGAGGGCAATGCAATTAAATATATTTGTAGACATCACTTAAAAGGAGGNGTAGAAGATATAGATAAAGCAATACATTATTTAGAGATGATTAAAGAAAGAGATTATAGTTAATGTTTGACGATATACCTATATGGAACTCTCCCCAAGAATTTAAAGATTTAAGTTCTTATCCATATATTGCTATTGACTTAGAAACAAGAGATCCTGGACTAAAGAAAAAAGGATCTGGCTCTATTGTTGGTGATGGTGAAATAATTGGAGTAGCTGTAGCTGTAGAAGGTTGGTCAGGTTATTATTCTTTTGGTCACGAACAAGATAATTTTTTTTCTAAAGAAGCTGTAATAAAATGGTTAAAAGACGTTTGTGCTTTACCTTGCCCTAAAATATTTCACAATGCAATGTACGATGTTTGTTGGATAAATGCCTATGGTGTTAACATAAATGGAATCATAGTTGATACTATGATTATGGCCGCAATTTTAAATGAAAATAGAATGTATTACTCATTGAATTCATTATCTTATTTAGAATTAGGGGAAGTTAAATCAGAAAAAGCTTTACAAGATGCAGCAGATAAAAAAGGCATAGATGCAAAATCAGAAATGTATAAACTTCCTGCGTCTATGGTTGGTGGGTATGCTGAAAAAGATGCAGAACTTACATTAAAACTTTTTAAAAAATTTTCTTCACAAATAAGACAACAAGGTCTTAAAAAAATATTTGATCTTGAAGTTAATCTTTTCCGTTGTTTAGTTGATATGCGTTTTCAAGGCGTTCGCGTAGATATAGATAAAGCTCATAGATTGAAACATGTACTAGAAACAAGAGAAAAATCATTACTATCAGAAGTGAAAAAAATAACAGGAGTAGATGTTCAAATATGGGCAGCACGATCAATCGCCAAAGTTTTTGACCATCAAGGATTAGATTATAAGCGTACTGAAAAAACTGGTGCACCATCATTTACAAAGAATATACTATCCACTCACGAAAATGAAGTAGTAAAAAGAATAGCTGAAGCAAGAGAATTAAATAAAACTCACACAACATTTATAGATACAATTATAAGATACGAACATAAAGGTAGAATACATGCAGATATCAATCAATTAAGATCAGATGCGGGTGGAACTATTACAGGTAGGTTTTCTTATTCAAATCCAAACTTGCAACAGATTCCTTCAAGAGATGATTTACTAGGACCAGCAGTTAGGGGTTTGTTTATTCCTGAAGAAGGCTGTGATTGGGGGTGTTTTGATTATAGTCAACAAGAACCAAGACTAGTTGTACATTACGCAGCTGATAATGATATTATTAGCGGTGATGAATCTGTGCAAAAAATGGTTAGATCTTTTAATCAAGATCCTAAAATGGATTTCCATAAGATGGTTGCAAACATGGCCAACATAGAGAGAAAACAAGCTAAGACTATTAACTTGGGTTTGTTCTATGGTATGGGTAAAGCTAAATTACAAGCGTCATTGAATCTAGAGACGAGGGACGAGGCTGAAAAACTTTTTGAAAAATATCACAGCAGTGTTCCTTTTGTAAAATCATTAATGGATTGGACTTCTCGTGATGCTCAAAGACTTGGAGAAATTCAAACTATAGGTGGTAGAGTATGTAGATTTGATAAATGGGAAGAAGCTGCTTATAGACCTGGAGTATTAACACCTCCTATGACGTGGGAAGAAGCTGCAAAAAAATTTGGTGAAAATTCTATCAGAAGAGCATACACATATAAAGCATTAAATAAATTGATACAAGGTTCTGCAGCAGATATGACTAAACAAGCTATGTTAGATTTATATGAAGAAGGTATTGTTCCTCATATACAAGTACATGATGAGTTGGATATATCAATTGAAGACAATGTGCAGGGTAAAAAAATAGTTGAAATTATGCAAGATGCAATTGAATTAAAAGTTAAAAACAAAGTTGATTTTGAAAAGGGGCCAAGTTGGGGCGACATAAAATAATAGAAAAATGGAAAGTGTTCTCTTTATATTATAGAGAATATATAGTAGGATTCTTAGCTGGATTTATTTTAGCAAATTTATTATGGCTTATTTAAATGCAAACATACCACCAACTTATGCTCAAGTAAGGAGAGAATATTTATATGACTGTAAAAAACATCATGGAGAAGTTGAAGATTGTATTATCTTTGGCATTACAAGTATGGGAGGTCGTGCTATATTATTCCATGCTCTTATGGAAAACGGTGCAATATTTTATCGCTTACCAATTAGCGCGTTTATTCAAAAGGGATTTGAACCATCCAGAGTGCCCACAAGAAGACTTGATGAATTGGAGCTTTGGAATTGTTTTTCTTATTATCCTACTGTCACTCATTGGTCTATTTTAAGCGCTGCTTCCGGTTATTATTTTGGTAAAGATAAAAAGAAACACTACGGTTCTTATTTATTTACTGTTGACTGGGCTCATCCAGATGCTAATATACTAGACACCGATCATTCGGAAATACCGCACGAACATAAGTGCGCTCACATAATTGCCTTAGATGATGGTAATTTTGCAGCACAACCAAACAATAGATGTATATGGGATTTACCTTCTTTTACGGTAAAGGATAGTATTCCTGATTGGAAAGTGCAAACTAATGAGTGGAATGTAGAAGATTCAGGAAAATGGAGAACTGAAGATACTGATAACTTCTTTTACGAGATTGAGGAAAAAAATGATTAAATGTAAAATTTGTAACCATGAGTGTCATTGCAATGGAGATCTTCACGGTGATGAATATGGTCTTTGTGTTTGTGAAACTTGTACTTGTAAAAGAGTATATAAAAAAGAAAAAGATCATGCTACTGACATGACTTACGAGAATGAAAAATAATGGAGAGTTGTACGATGAATTATTATTTTACAGGTTGTCTGATCCTGGGTTTTCTTCTTTTAGCTTTATGTGGGGGCCCAAATGCCTACTAATAAACCATTAAACATCGGAGAAGAGGCACGCGTACAGATGCCGATGAAGACGGTTGCTAGCCTGATCGTGCTCGTCGCGATGGGCGTGCTCGGATATACAGAGCTGACTTCGAGGTTGGTTTCGTTAGAGACATCAAGAGAATTATTTGAAAATGATTTACTTAAAAAAAGTGAACAAGTGCCCGTGGACCAAGAGCAACATTTTTTACTCGAAGATCTTTATAAAAGTGTCGAGCAAATTGAAACACGGATCGAGGATATGATGCATAATAAAGTTAACATACAATTTATACAGAAACAAACTGAAAAGTTATTAGTTGATGTAGAAGTATTAAAAGATAAGGTAAGAGCAAATGGCAACGGGACGAATCACTAA